TCAGAACTAGCAGTAGCTGAGGTAGCACTGTTGCCAGCACTTGTACTTGCTTCGGATGCTTTAGTTGTAGCTATACCTGCTTGTGTTGTAGCCAGAGTAACTTGTGCTTGTCCATTTGTGGTAGCAAGGCCAGCTTGAGTAGTGGCAGTTGAAGCACTAGTAGCAGCTGCAGATGCNCTGTTAGCTGAGTTAGTTGCACTTGTTGCTGCGTTAGTTTCTGCAGTTTCTGCGTTAGTCTCAGCCAGTTCAGCTGCTATCTTAGCTAGAGTGGCAGCGTTGGCTGCAGTAAGAGCTGTTGACAATTCACCTGTAGCTTCGTTGTTAAAAGAACCACCTTCAGATGGGTTTGAAACAATAGACCCTGATCCCGTTGTATAATTAATTGCCATTCAGTAAACTCCTTATAGTAGTTCAGACACTTGATAAGTGGCTGCGTTAGAAGCTCCTAAGACTCTACGCCTTTTCTCTTCCTTGTTTAATTCATCAATACCTGCCATTTGTTTCTGGAGGTACTTCATAGATTGATCATCGCTACCTAGGTATTCATGAGCATGATGTAACGCACCCCAAAGGAGCATACGTTCATTGTCATCTCGTAACCAGTTATATACTTCATTACCAATGTAATATACGCCAGATACCTCAACAGCACCTGCAACTCCTGAGGAGGATACGGTGGTGTTACCAGCATCTATGTTAGCTTGGTTAACTACATAAGTAGCATCCATATCAAACAACCTACGGTAGTAGTGGAGTTCGTATACATCCCCTACAGCAGATGCTGGGTAAAACTCTAAGTTGTTACCTTTACGTGTGAATGAACCATGCTGTTTTGTTGTGTACTTATCTGTGTACGAACGGATATCCATTTTATTATCAAACACAAGATACTTACCTGATGTGTCTTTGACACTAAACATAATAATTTCTGTCATATCAGGGGGTATCTGTAAGGTTGTATCACCTGCTGTAGTTACCGTTGAGTATACATGTGTATTCTCCAAAGGAGGAATGCGTAGTTCTCTGTAGCAAAGGTCTGCAGAGTAATCAATAAAATCAGCGACCAGCGAATCCGATAGAATTGTGCTGTCCCTGTTGGCCCAATCACGTACCTTTGTGACTAGTGCATCATACTTTGGAGTTGACATTTATTATATCCTCTTTAGTATCTCCGAGACTGACCATGCGTAAGCAGATCTGGGTACTCTGAGATTATAATCTTTTTAAGTTTTGCAACCAATTGTTTATCACCCATAAAGTCTTGGGCGTTAATATCAATCTTATACTTTGTGTATATGTCTATTGCAACTATATCTGGTATAACTGCAAAAGATCTGTAGTGACTAGCTGTACCTGAGGCATCATAGATGTCCCTTGATTCTTTTGCGTAGTCACGGTATGCGCTGACGTCCTGCGATAATAAGAAAGTATTCTGATCTGTCGCAACGTCAAAGCTGTGTTTGTTATCTTCCTGAGATTTAAAGCCCATAAGATTGTGTCCTCCTGAAAAATAAGGGGTCCCATTATAGGACCCCTTTGTATAGCTTAGTGGTTAACCAGCTAAACCAACGATCAAGCCACAACCTGAAGGGTTGCGAACTTCTAATGAACATTCTTCTACGATCTGTCCAATAGTACTGTCACCTGCCTGACCTACTTCAGTCTCATGAAGAGCACGAAGGGTAGCAATGTTGAACCATTGGGGATCATAAACTAATGCAGAGTAATCTTTGGCATCAGTAGTTGCGTTACCAGTTGTGTTATGAGCTAAGCCCATAATGTAGTTTGGTACGATCTTAATAGTTCCGAAGTCACTATCATACATCTCAACTGATTGACGAAGCTTACCGCTGTCATCGATGTTACGTTGTACGTTAGAATCTGCAGCTTGTGCTTTAGCAGAGAACTTACGCTTATTAGCAGGTGAAGTCATCATTACAGTGGCTTTACCACCTTCTTGATAAATAGTCTGCATTGCGTCATCAACGTTGCTTAGCTCAAGTGCAAGCAAGTTAGCATCAGATGCGCCACGTACGATAGTACCACAAGTACCAATACCAACGGTACTAGGTGCAGTGTATGCAGCACCAGAAGCAGCACCAGCGTTAACAACGTTTACGTTAGTAAATGCCTGATAGCCACCCATCTTACGAGTGCCTGAACCATTTGAAGAGTTCCAAGAGTGAACCAAGTCATGCTCAACGTCACGACGAAGCTCAGTACCACGCTTCTTCAACTGGTAAGCATACTCGTCTGCAACACCAGCCTGATCGACTGCGCGTTTAGAACCAGAGACTTCAACAGTCTTAGAGTTGATTTGAGTGTAGTTACCTAAACGAGTACGCATAGGCTCTGCAGTTTGAGCTGCATGAGTAGTTGCGTAACTAGAACCTTCAGCAACTTGGTTAGAACCGGGTGCTGCTAACTCATCGGTAGTCCATTCGTGTAGGATACCTTTAGATTTAGTTTTGCCGATAGATGAATAAAACGGAGTCTCATCACGTGTGATCATGGTAATGTAGTTAGCCAAGTCTTCGCGTTCAGATACACCTAAGCCAGTAGTTCCAGCAGCAGCCTTAGGGCCGCCTGTTGCAAAATTACGTCCTGCCATGTTAAATATTCCTTATAAATAAAATAAAAAGTTAAGGATTAGCGGAACTTGGAAAGGTTCTTGAGGAAATCTATTTGATCACTCTCAGTACCTTCACCTGTAAGGACTTTGTTACGAACTGCAGTGTTTGATTTAGCTTGTTGTGCATTCTTAGTGAGGCCCTTTTTAATGGGAGCTGACTTAGCTTTAGGCGCTGCCTTTCGCTTCACAGCCCCTTTAGTGGCCTTATGCTTTAGCTTACGGTAGTCATCAATAAACTTGATAACTGTTGCATCTGAGATAAGAGGTAATAACTGGGGAGGTATTCCTTCATCTAGTGCAAACTGTTGTATAGCTTCTGCGTCCTCATGGAATGTTGGTACAAGTGTTTCAATGTCAGCGTTAAACTTAACCGAGAGTTCTTGCTGTTGCAGGTCAAACTGTTGTTGTTGTTTTTCCTGTACAGCTTGAGCTAGTCCTTCACGCTTTTGTCGAGCGTTCCAGTAAGCTTCTTGGGCAGTTTCACGTTGATCCTTTAGTTCTGTGATTTCATAAGTATTACCCTCTTTACGGGCTTCCTTAATCTTATCATCAAAGCTATGGTACTCAGCTGCAAGTTCGTTTTCTTCACCTTGAAGTTGTTCTTGTAATACTGAAGCCATACCTTGTAAATCTTGAAGTTTAGAATTCTGCTCGTTCTCAAACTCCTTACGTTGTTCGCTAATCTTGTTTCCCTTTTTAGACAAGCTTTGATCTGTCGCATAACCTTTGCGGAGTTCTTCAAGAGTTAAGTGTTCTTCAACTCCATCGATCTTAACTGGTACTTTATAGTCCCAATCAATATCCTCTTCTGTGAGTAAGTCGGAGTCTTGGGTAGATTCTTCATCATCCTCAATTCCATCTTCGTCATCTAAAGTGTTATCTTCTTGATCTAGTGTATCGTCTTCCTCTGTATCGTCTTCAGTGGGAACTTCATCTACAGAATCTTCCGGGTCTACTTCTACAGAATCTTCTGGTAGATCATCGTCAATACCAAGATGCTTAGCCATTGGCCCCATCGGTACTGGAATGTCATCAAAATTCTGTGGTTGTTGACCAGCATTGAAATCAGCGTCATCTCCTAAAGAGGTAGACACTGCGTTATCTTCGTTGCTCATAATATATTATCCCTTATAGTCCTCAATTACTTTACTTTTTTCTTAAGTTCAACCTTAGCTTTCTTTGTGTCAGCATGGTTAATTATAAGATCCTGTACGAAAACGAGTGCAGATGTCATTGCTTGAAGGGTGTTAGCATGTAGTCGGCTCTTCTCGTTACCCTTACCCATTTCACGGATTAAGGATACTTGTGATCGCTGTAAATCAAATTCAGCTTTCGTTAGTTCGTCTAGTGTGTTAGTTGGAATCATTATCTTGTTCCTCATCTTCTAAATGTGATTGATCAATAAACTCTTGGTTGAAGCCATAGGTTTCTATTTGAATCAATCGTTCTTTTACTGAGCCTAAGCCCATTGCTACGTGGTATAAGTACTCCCTCTCTTTGGTACAGTGAGGTTCAGTGTTTAACCATTTAATAAATAAATCTGAAAGTATATCACCGTATGCTTCTGTGAAGAACTCATCCCTTTCTTTCTTAGAAAAGGTAGCTTTACCTAAAGCTGTCTGAGCATCAGAGAAGGGTCCCGGACGATATGACCCATCAGATTGAAGTTGTGGCTTGACCTTCTTGTCAATACCCTTTTTATACTTCTGCATTTTGTATATCTCTTATACTGGGTTAAGTAGGGGTCTTAATTTAAAGCTGAGACCCCAACAGCTTAGATACAGGATCACCCCCTATCCTAGTACTCCAGAAGGACCCATTGGTTGGGCTTCTTGTGGTGTGGCTAGGTTGGATGCATCTGATGCTCCAGCGGTTGTAACCATTACGTCAGCTACAAGTCCTTGTGCTTTTGCGTACAGTACATCAATGTTAGTTTTAGTTGGCATGGGTTGCTGTTCCTTTCCAGCTTCTAAGGCTAACTTGGACCACTCTTGTTCTGACTTATCTAGTGCAACCATAAGTTGCTTAAGATTATCTTGAATGGCATTCTGGGCTTGTACGTTTGTAAAGTCAATGTTAGCTTGTTGTAAATCTACTTCTAACTTTTGTGTCAACTCTTTAAGCTGTTGGGCTTTCGCCTGAGCTTCTTGATCTTTCTTTTGACCTTCTTCCGCTTTCTTCTTAAACTCATCTGTGTTGATATCTATAAGATAATCTAGAGGGTCTAAGCCTAAAGCGTCAAACGCTTGTACTGCAATAGTCGAAGCTGCAGTTGGAGCTACAACAGCACCTGCTCCAGCGTCCCGAAGGGCTGGTAGGATCTGTGTACCTATCATCTGTAGCTTTTGTAACTGGGTCTGATTACTGGCGTCACCAACATCTGCTTCTACAGACATGTACTCAATTCCGGGTAAGTCGTTTATTAACACGTCGAGATACCGTTGATTACCTGTATAGTCGCCTACAGACCCACCACGCATTTCTTTTTGCATTGTACGGTAGATACCTTCAAGGAGTTCCCGTCCACCAGTTTCCATGAATCTACGAGCAATAAATTGTATGCGTATTTGTGCAGCTGACTGCACTTGTGACACCTTAGCTTCTGAGTTTCCAGACACGTATAAAGCATCGTTAAGACCTTGGGCTGCTTTAGACAGACCCGTGGCTTGTTCCTTGTGACCCTGTAAGAACTGAAGTAATGGTACAGTTCCTGTTGAGATTTGCTCTGGTGGTAAAGATGCAACTGCACCTTGTGGGTTACCATTAGAAGCAATGATCTGCTTGGGCTTCATGTTTTGTAAAGCAGAGAAGTCAACTACATTTGGATCTGCAATCTTAGGTGCATAGTTTGTTAAGTATGTATTCTCAACAAAGCCACGTAAGATAGCTGTAGATGCCAGTGTAGATGGACGAACCATGTCTGACATAGACAAACCTTCAAGTTCAAATGGAATCTCAAAAGGAGTGAAGGTTGCTACTTGGATATGATCTGCATCTTCTTCTTCTAGTATAGTGTCGCCTACACGTACAATATACTTTAGTTCAGCAATACCATCACCGTCACGATCCACGTAGACCCAACAGCGGAGTACTACAGCAGACTCTGTGGCTTCTAGTTGATTGTCATCACCTGAACCTAACAACAAGGTTGTACCAATAGCTTGCTTACGTGCAAGGGAGTCTGTGTTAAGGTTCATTGCATAATGAATGTTACTGTCTACAGATGACCAATCAACACCTTCAGCCGCTTCGGGCCAACGTTCTCTGATTTCGGATCTTGTCATTTCTTCTTCAAAACCTACAAAGGATGCATCGTGTATACCTGTGGCACCTCTTCCGACTCTTAGGGTCTCAGGTGGTACTGCCGATACAACAACTTTGTTGGTAACTTTTGTACGCTTAAGTCGTACATCAAGGTAGTTACCTGTTTGTTCATCTAAATAGATATCACCTGTTGTAGTGATCTCTGGATCTGACAGCAATACATCAAGTGCGGTACTGTCAATTACTTCGTATTCTTCAAAAGATACTTTCTCTTCTGATGCGTATGTCCATGTCACTGCTGACAACTTCCACATGAGTGCTGACTTAAGCCATGTGTTAAGTACAGACCAACCTCGGTTCTTAGAGAACAGACAGTGGTTCAATAGCTCTGATGCTGCAGTAGCTTTATGGTACGCAAGGGGAGTACGATCATAAGCTTTAAACTTTGCTAATTTATTGTTATCAAACAGTAGCTCTGAGAGTACTGCAGTGTAACCTTCAATTGCTTCAACTGTGTCTGACGATACAATACGGGATACACCCTGTGGCTTTAGATGCCCTTGTGGTATCATCGCGTATTCATAGGTTGACTTCTGACGTTCATCAGATAGCTCCGAGGTATCTAGGAAACTAGCACTAGCCTGTTCTAGTTTGTAGTCGAGGAGCGTGTTTAAGTCCTCATCAGATACTTGAACTTTGTATCCGTCTTCATTGTTACTTGTCATCTATGACACCTCTTATATGTGGGTAAGCACCCTACAAATCAATCTATTATAATTAGGTGGTTTCATTACTTATCTTTCCCGATACGCGAAGAAACCATAACAAACGTCTTTTATAGTGGAGGACTATGGGAAACTTTTAAAGCCACTGGGTATTGTCAGCTATGAACGATTGGTTCCTAAAAGAAACCCGTGTCGTTGATAATCTGTCTCCATGAGTACGGAGTACCTCTAAGGCTATTGCCGTTGCTATTACTGTGTCATCATGACAACCTGAGATAGCATTTGTTTTACCACTGGCATCAGCCACATAGTTCATACACTCTTGTATGATAATGGGGGACGCGAGAAAAATATCATCATTCTCTATTGCGTTCTTAAGATGCCCTATGATCATTGGCTTAGTAGCTTGGGTAGTCCTCCAACCCAGACGAGTACCTTCCTCATTAGATACATTAGCT